CTGCTTTGTCCTTTGTCCGAACCATATATTTAATCCCCATCAACCTAGCTAGGTGAAGGTTCTACCTTACATAACTCAGGGGAAACTCAATTCGCTGAAGGCGTGGGATTAGTTTCTCACCCACAAGCTTTCGACTACAGATAGACTGTTCCATCATGTCTACTAACAACCACCCTTGATTACCTCAGGCATTTGCCCATACTTCATCTCAAGTGTACCTTACCCCTCTGTTAAAGAGTTGTTCAGTCAGCCGATACCGAGAGCTACTCAGTATCACGAAACTTTAAAATGGTATTGGATCATCAGGTAGAGCATCATCATTGATTTCTTCAATGGTATTGTCTATCTTACTACCCTGTTTACCACCTAACATCTTCATAACACCAGAATATCTTGGTATTAGAATTGATGTATTAAACTTTTTGTTACCACTACTATCAGTATACTGTGATACATCTATCTGACCTTCTAGGTATAATAGAGTACCTTTGTTTACATAGTCCTTGATAGTCTTAGCAAGATTAGGATCAAATGTTACTACCTTGTGCCAAGTAGTTTTGTCTTTCATTTGTTGTGTATCTTTATCTCGTATCTTCTCAGTAGTGGCAATAGACATAGTAGCCATCATGCTGCCACCTTTGATTGTCTTGATCTCTGGATCTGTACCAGTTCTACCAACAAGTATTACTTTGTTAATCATTAGTTACTACCTCCTGTACTTTTGATTTATCAACATTACCTTTGTATTTCTCTTCTAGTTGCTTCACATATTTGTTTGAATCAAACATACCCATGAATACATCTGAATTGAATCCAAGATGTGATAGTGCTTTTGTTAGAGCATCAGTCAATGCTTTCTTTGGTGCATCATCATCTACTCTGCCTTTGGCATCTACCAATAGATTACATCCTCTAACTGGTCCATACATAGCAGTTCTGTTAGATATCCATATAGATACATCAGCAAACTGAAATGCTTTGTCACCAACTGTCAAAGTGTTGTAACTAACATCATACCCCCAACCAGTACCAACTGGTCCGAATACTTCTGTAGCTCGTCTGATTTGATAGTGAGCATCAATAGAAGTAAAACTCCTAGCTCCAAAGGATACTTTCTTAGTAAACCTCGGATCAGTTTCTTTAACTTCATTCCAAATATCAAGATTTTTAGTTTTAGTATTATCATCCATTTATATTACCTCCTCAATAGATTGAAAATCGACATAGTCATCTGGTGCTACATCTGTCAATACATGATTGTTCCAAAAGCACCACTCTGCATTGAGTAATCTTTTCTGAAACTTTTTATCTTGTTGAATATGAAACGCTTTCCATCTCACATTACCAAAGATAACTGACAACCATGCCTGTTTAGTATTTGATACCATCATATAATGTTGCACTTGTGCATAATATTTTTCTATGATTGTATCCTCTTTAGTCATCATGTTTGTATGTTTAGCCTCAAAGACACCCATAGGTTTTAGATTCTCATTGAGTACATAGCCATCTATGTTGGCTAGTATGTAGTCATACTTCTTGTGCATCAATGTATATTCACACTCCTGTACTGGTAGATCAGTTTGTGTTGTAAACCATTCTCTGTTGAATGATTCGGTATGTATACCTAACTGCACTGGTAGTACAAAAGATAGATCCTCTTCAACCAAACCTTTTTTGATTTCAAAAAGTTCTTTCCATTTACCAGCGACCAATAGGTTTGCATCACTCCCTCCGATCCCTGAGCTTCTGTCTATAACTTTCTTTTGACTTTGTATATTCATTTACCTTCCTCTCTACGATATCTTCAATATCTTTTTTTCTCTTCCAAAGAGCATCTGCTAGTCTTTTTGCTGCTGGATCTCCTCTCAATAGTCCTTCTCTCAATCTGTATTCTATATCACGATCAAACCAAACTCTAGCATAATATGTAACTTTTTTTATCCACCATCTTTTTCTTTGTACTGGATCAGAAAGATTATACTTTGTTGATTTCTTTTTGAGCTTCTTATCTCTAGCAAAAGATTTTAGTACTTCATTTGTTTTCATAATAATTAATTAATCTATCTATATACCATCTAGCTTTTCTTAAATCTTGTGATGGTTTATCTGGATTCTTATGTCTGTTACGAATAACATACTTGATGATATTAGCCTCATGGTGATTGAGATCGAACTGTTCTATGATCTCAATAACTTGAATCTTTGGACCAATATAATATCCAGGATCAATGTGATTTATTTTTTTTGCCATTTATCCTCCTATTATAACAACGAATACAAGTGTACAGTTTATAATCTATGAGCATAGCTTTTGTCCATAGCTTACCACACTCTAAACATTTTTCTTTTTCTAACATTTGTTTAGGTACATATCCTCTCTTTGCCATAATACCTCCATGTGGAGGGCAACCATGCGGAGGAAGGAGATCATATAATATGAAAATAGATTGCCCTCTATTCTGTTTTAGTGAAACCACTTGCAGTTTGCAACCTTTCTTTCACGATCATACCTAGTATTTATTGAATCACTTGGATAATGTGTACTCCAATGTGTCATAGCCTGGTATGCACTAAACTTGTTTTTACCAAACTGCCTTGAATAATTGTCATAGTATTCATCCAAGATATAGCCTCTGTGTCTTTGATTGACATGGCTTTTATCTTGTTCAGTTGGTTGTAAACATAACTGGTCTACTTGATATTCAAGTTCATTGTTATCTACTGGAATAGATGACCACTTCTCCATTGTATTAGATACAGTTCGTAGTCTGTCATTGACATCAAATGTATTTGGTCTTTCAAATGTAACTTCTTTGTTACCCTTGTGTTGTGATGATATACGAACATCCCATAGTGGTGACTTCAAACCATTCAAACACAACATAAAGTAGTACCCAAGATCAAATGTCAGCTGCCTCATACCATTGTAACTGTTATGAAGTATAGCTTCCAAAGTAATAAAAGAACCTTTATATGGTACGGAATATGCTGGTAGTCTGAAGTGTATTGCCATCAATGCACCTTTGTTAGATACCCTGTATTGTTCTGTCATATCATCAGTATGAAAATGATTACTGAGATAATCATATGCTAGTTCATACGACTGTTGATGTGTAATAACTTTGTATGAATCTTTGTGTATAGCAATCAACTCGTTGGTGTCATCACGAACCAACTGTTTGTAGCCAGGTATCTTAGTCTGGTGTTGATTGTATACTTCTTCACTTCGTACTGCGAAGTCTAGTTGTTCTGGTAACATAGTTCCTCCTAACTTACCGATATTGTTATCTTATCTTTTTCACTGATAATACCATCAGCAAATTCTATTTCAATCTTATCAATACCTCTGTGGTCATGGTGTTGATACTCTGATTCATCAGTAGTACTGTGAAATACTTTTGATTGAAATACAATCTTAGCATTTGGAGATATCCTGTTTATCTTACACATGATATCTTTGAATGTTTCTGCGTTACATCTCATATAATTCTTCCTTTCCATAATAATCTTTGGGTAGTTGAAAACCCTTGATAATCCTTGATTGTAGAGCCTTGAACATTAAGTTCTCAACCTCTTTTCTGCCTACAGTCATAGCTGAACTCTTTGAATCCCAATCGCTTTTGACTTGTGGACCTAGTACACTATCATCAACTGTCAATCTCCATTTAGTAATACTGTGCTTGAAGTTTGATTTTACTTTTACAATGTTCACAATTATTACTTGGTCTTGACCATATGGAATAGTTGCTTGATAATGTCCTGGTCTAATACATTTCATGTTTACCTCCTATCTGGTTTCAAATTTTAACTCCTCTAATTGTTTTAACCAACCTTCTACAGTTGTTATATCTTTAGCTATAGCAGTTCTTAGTTTCTCAAACTCCTCTAGCATTTCATTTTCTATAAGAAATAAATCATCTAACTGACTGAGTGCAGTTGATTTACTATATCCTTTAATCGCATCCCTTGTCGCTAGTCTTTGATCCCACAGTCTTGCTTTCAGTACTTTCAAGCCCTCGGTATTCATCATCTATTACTCCTATCTTGCCATCTCCAAAGCATATATCACATTCATCTGATGCTTCTGGATTGTACGCATCAATAATTATTCCCAGTCCTAGACATCTAAAACATCTACGAAACTTCTGGTCTTGGATTGTCATTTTCAAACCTTTCTCTGACCATCTCGCTGATCTCAGATACATAAATTAGTTTTACTTTCTCTCGTAACATTTGATTTGTTACTTTATCTGTCAGTTCCTCGAGAGTATCACAATGCTCATAATACATTGAGTAGATGACATCAAATCTATCTAGCTCATCCTTTGTGAAACTATCCTGTGGTTGTGGTAACTGCATATCTACCTCCCTGTAATTGCTACAATTAATATTATTAGTACAATAAATCCTATGATGATTCCTATTACTGAATCCCAGAACCACCACGGAACACTAATAATCTTTTCTAACAAGTTTCTTTACTATCCTGTTTGTTAGAAATACTAGAAATATCCATATTGGTGCTGACACAACTGACATAGTCAATGTAGGATTGATGCCCATTGATATAGCAAATGCTATGAAGCCACCACCCAAACCAATATAGATCATTATCCATGTACCAAGATACGCTGCACGATCTCGGAATTTGCTACCAACCATAGCTCTAATCATATTGACTAGCAATAATTCTAGGCTACGGAATATGTATGAAAAGATGTTAGTCATTTTTCATATTAACCTCGCTTCCGTTTTTTATTATACATGATTCGGTATATGATTCAATCACATCCCATTTTTTTTTAGTAGGAATGGTGGGATATACCCACCACTCCAGTTTGTTTTAGTATCCAAAGGCTTCTTTAGATATTCTTTTTGTTTCTGCAATCTCCTCTTCAGTCATCTGTGACATTGTTCTCATCTTACCAATGGATGGCTTAGATACTTTTCTTTCATGCCATTCCATTTGATACAGTTGTTTATACAAATCAGAACACGCTTTGTGTATTGCTGTGTATTTGTCCTCCAATGCATTCCAAGTCTTACCCTGTGCTAGTAGATTGTCAGCGTTGATTGTGCTGATTTCTGTGCCATCTGGTGCTTGTCTTTCATTTACAAATGTTTGTTCATAGACATCTTTGTAATACTTAGCATTCTTTTTGAATGACTGTATACTCTTGTGAGTACTGTTGCATATCTGCCACAGTAGTAGATCTGTGTAGACACGATCTACATCACAGTTCTCATCAACGAGAGAACCAATCCAAGATGTCCAATCTTGTGATTGATGGTAATGAATACTACTGATTGTAGCATCATCAGTATTTAGTTTAGTAGGTGCTTTCATCTTGTACCTCTCCTTCAATGTGTTCATGCTGGTTGTTAATCGTTTCAGCATATTCCCTCCATAGTTTAGCTTCATAGTGTTTTCCTTTCTCTTCAGCTTCTCTTGCTTTATCCAAGCAATCTAGATATTTATATTCAGAATCAGTCATTTTGATCTCCTTCCATATCTTTTATCTGCTTTTGCAGTTCCTCTATGGCGTCATGCCATCCTTCATAATATTCCCACGATACATCTGAATCATAGGCTTTATGCAGTTGATCTGCTTTTTTCTTCCTCATTGAAAGCATCAGATCTAGTAATGTAAAAGTTTTATCAAGAGTTTTCATAATATAATCTCCTTTCTTGATTCCTCGATTAGGTCACAAACTTTAGTC